GTTTGACTCAACAACGCTAATTGATAAGGATTCATTCCTAACTGTTGAGCATAAGAATATTCTGGGCTTAATTGCTGTTCAGTAGTAATTTGTCCAAATGGACGATTTGGTACTTGCGAGAATCCTCTTCCTCCTGCATTTATTACCCTACTTGTTCCAAAAGCCTGCTCAGGGCTTAAATATCCCTGTGTTATATACGGAAGTAAGGACAGATTCTGTGCAAATTTCTGTTGTAATGCACTTTGCGTGGGAGTATATAAACCTCCATATTGTCCACCACCATAAAGTTCTGCTTGCTGTAATCCAAATTGCCCTTGAGCTAGTTGATTAGCGAGATTATATTGCCTTTGTTGTTCACCTAGACTTTGACCAAATTGTGTTCCCTGTTGAGCTAATTGAGCTTGAGCTAATTGATTGGTAAGATTAGCTTGTCTTTGTTGCTCGGCTAAGGACTGACCGAATTGCTGACCTTGTTGAGCTAGTTGCTGTTGAGAAAGACCAAGATTTCCTCGGCCTAATTCCTGCTGTAAACCAAATTGCTGTTGACCCAAACCTAACTGACCCCTACCTAGTTCCTGTTGTAATCCGAATTGCTGTTGCGCCAAAGCCTGATTAATATCAAACTGCCTCTGTTGCTCTCCTAGTCCTCCTAGGTACTGTTGCAAAGCCGCCTCTGCTGTTCCTGCGCCAAGCCCATATTGTCTACCAGTTTCACCTAGAGCAAGAGCTTCCTCGCCTCCTCCGGTAGTTCCTCTTTGAGCAAAAATATCTTGAACTCCTCTTAGTGCTTTTCTCTGTTGCTCCGCCAGTTGTTGAGCGTAAGCACTTCTCATCTGACTTATATCTGGTGTGTATGCCACTTTTTTACCTCCTTATAATGAAATTAATCCTACTATCGGAAAATACTGGTCTCCAGAAGTCGACAAACTACTCAAAACAGAAAAATCGACAGAAGAAGATAGAGGAAAAGCATTATCTTTTATCCCACAAAAAGGAACAAGTCTTTCAGCTATCAAAGCACCAGCAAGCGTGAGATTGCTTACTGCAACACAACCACTTTTTGAAAATCCAATTACATAATTTCCAGGCTGAAAAGTATAAGAGAAAGTCGCTGAATAATAATCAGTTACACTAGAAGCCGGAGCAGAAGTAGTGCCAAGAGACGTTAGAAGCGTTCCGGCTGTATTATAAAACCCTAAATCATAATTTACTCCTGCCGTAGAATTTCTAAAATGAATTTTATATGCAGACATGGAAAACTTGGTGGGAATATATATAGGAGTAAAAAAACTAACACTATTCGTTCTATAATCCTCTTGCCCATTACCATAAACACCGTTAGCATAAATTACATTAGGAGATTTTCCTATCTGTCCAGTACTTTCTATGTTTAGTGAGCCAAAATCCGCAGTAGAAGTACTAATATCAATTCTTTTTGTTCCCCCAATAGAGAGCCCTACGTTGTTTGCTCCAATCCTATAAAATCCTGTATCAGAATCCCCTGAAAAGGTAACGCTTGGGGCATTCGCCGAACCATCAGCAAACTTTCCAGTAGATATAGATATATCTTTTGTTCCATCTGTAAGTCCATTTACTAGGTCATTGTCGTTTTGAGTAAGTTTTGTTACATCTGCCGTTTCACTGTTAAGAATCGTTGGATTCGTTATACTAATATTTCCCATTTTTTCCTCCTATTTGCTGTATTTCTCTTTAGAGCCTATTGAATCGATTTGATAATGTATTCCAAGCTGAATTAAAGTCGCATCCTTTGTATAAGTATCAGCCGCATCTGTTGGATTACGAAAAAATCTGAATACTAAAGCGGAACCAATATTTTTCCCTGTTGCCGATATGGCAGGGAATGCAGTTACCTTATGCACCCACGCTGTTCCTCCTGCCGCAACAACCACAGACGTAGTTGTTGGGTTATCGAAAGTTCCATTTATATTGCACCATGAATACTCTAATTGCCATTTTACATTTCCTGTGTCATTTGTGGTTGGCGACCAGTGTATATGGAACTCAATATCTGTCCCTTGTTTCCAGTCGTGCAAAATCTCCGAAGAACCATATACTTGCTCTGTGGTAGCATTCCCATCAAAGGCTAAGAGCTTTAAACTTCCTGTTCCTAGAAAAGCCTCCAAATCTGGGGCTGATGCACCTTGACCAAGTCCAGCCGCAGGAAGGTTAATATCGTTCCACTCAACATCGTCCGCTAAAAAGTTGAAATTATAATTTGCATCTTCTAAACTTCTTAAATATCTATATGGAAGATTAAACATTATCTATTCTCCACCTTAAAATAAGCGTTCATAGGATATACAGTGAAATACTCGTTTACATTAGCGTTCCCCCACCTAAACTTAAAATGTCTAGCAATAGATGGGTAGTTAATAGGAACTTCCGTAATAGATTTATTAACCGAAGTCTGCCATGGGGTAACTAAATAAATAACATCTGACCAAGTCAAGACGCCTGCGCCCAAGTCCACGTTATATTCGTTATACCCAGAAGCAAAATCAAAATAAATCTTCATTGCTAAGTTCCAATTTCCACTAGAAGTAGCGTCAATGTAAAGCCTTAATAATTCTTTCTTTTTAGAAATATCACCAAAATCAATCCAAGCAGATTCACAGAAGGCATCTATCGCCGCAGTATTACCAAATATGTGGTCTGTCGTATCGTCTGCTGTACCCGTGTCCTCTCGATAAACAAAACCATTAGTTGGGGATGCAGAAAATAGATAATTAACACCTGATACTTCTACATTTGCAAGGTAATTAAATCCCCTGTTTCCATAAGTCCAAGGGAAATAAACCCTATTATCTGCCTGGAAAGGACGAGATATATAACAAAGGAAATGACGATTACTAAACGAACCTGATGAATTCACACCAGAAACTACATACTTATCCTCATAAATTTCACCGCAGAAATCATCAAATCCAGATGCTTTCATCGCATTAAGAGTGGTTTCAATAGACTCAGACAACAGGGTAACCGATGAGCCATTAAACGAAAACGCACCTAAATTTCCACCCTGTTTTCCTATGAAATAAACCTGTCCTTCATAAGCCACTAGAGAACGAGGAGAAACACACCCCACATCGCTGATAACTTTTCTCAACGCACCAGAACCAGGAATACCAGAGAATACATAAATAGAGGCGTCTTTGAATATCGCCATTCCTCCAGGGATAGGCTTTACTCCGGTTATCTTTTGATTATCTCTATCCCCTGCGTAGTAAACGTTACCACTCGGCCATGTTCCAGGCGCATTTACATCGCAAAAGGCAAATTTTGAATAATCGGCCGCAGTTTCCGAACCCGCTACGCAGATATAGTTAGCATTACCAATCGTATAAAGCGAGATGTACTTGGGGTCGTCAGGGTCAGGAGTCCCCGTAACTGCCGCTATGCTAGTCCCATTATAATATTTGAACTCATATCCATTACAAAAGTAGAAATTATCCTGAAAAGTTATACCTGCCACTTTAGCGTAATCGGTCAATCCTGCGCTTAATCTGGTAAATGTCCCTGTCAAACCGTTTGTAGCGGCATAAGCATCTGAACCAGCAAAAGCCATCAATTTTTGCGTCGTCCCGTACTTATAACTGAATATCGAACCAATCTCTCTAGGAGCAATTACATAAGAACTAGCCGTTACTGTTTGGGTGTACGAGTTATAAAGAGAAATCGTGGCCGTACCCACTAGATTCTCAATCTGCCAGTAATAAACAGAACTATTCCCAAACATCATTAAAACATCAGAGGTCTTAGACATAGACGCAGTCCATGCCGTCCCTGAGCCATACACCATTGCTCCCGTAATCTCTCTTATCGTTCCTGAATCGTAGCGAGGGATTACTACGGAAGCAGTATTAAACGGTATAAAGCCATTCCTTTTCTCGATTCCTATAATCTCGTCAATCTCCACGTTATATAACTCAACACCTTGACCCTCAGGAAGATGATGGGGAGGGTCTTTTGTGTTCATCCCTCTTAATGGAACAGGAATAATGGTTTGTTTTTCGTTCCTATCTACTAAAAGCGTCATTTAGGTCTCCAAGTTTTTCTCCAGTGCATTTTTGCCCATTCAATCCCTTTTGCTACGAATTCATTATAGGTTTGCATATACTCTCTTGCTAAATCGTGGTCTTTAGACTTTCTTCTTCCAACAGAAGCCGCATAATAAGCAGGAGCTTCGTGAAATTGCGTAGGTATCGTAGGAGTTTGAGTATCACTTGTAAGCGTTTCCTTCTTATAGTGATATACCCAAATATCCCTTAGGGTAACAGTTGCGCCATTTGAATGAGTTGCCGCTGTCGTACCCTCTGCACCTCTCACGCAAGGACTTAAAGTAGTTCCCGAAATAGCCCAATATACAATCACCTCAGAATCAATAAGGATTCTTCCCATTCTAGGAAGCCCACTAGCCGAAGTCACAGTCAAAGAAGTAGCACTCGTACTAGAAATTTCTGCACTTAAAGTGGTCGATTGTGCAGATGTACTTGGCCTTTCCCTTAATCTTAAATTACCCTCAAAGTAATTATAATAGTTGGGAGGATTAGACGTACTCTTTACTGTTCCTTCGTAATGCTCCTGTAAATCTTCCGGCCTTAACAAATAAACTGAATTTCCCTTAACAATTTCTACTTGTTTTATCTTAGTAGAATCTGTCGGTATAGCATAATCCGCCTTGTAGGCGACCAAACTTGCAGTTGAAATATCTTCCAAACAATCCGTCTGGTTACAGAAATCTTCCAGCCCATCGTTGATGTAGGTGTTTAATTCCGTATTTGACCAATAACTAGGGCTCGGCTCCGATAAAAGAGTCCTAGCATAATCCCTTATGTTAGCCAGCGTTTTACTGCTCATAAATCACCTACAACCAACGATATTTTCCGCAAATCGATATTGTCGCACTGTTAGTCCCATCAATGAAACCAGAAAGAGTTTGGGCATTACCTCCATCAATACTTAATCCAGGATAATGCTGGGTTAGGGACGCTGACCCAACAATCATCTGCCATAAAGTAGTTCCACTTCCTTGTATTCTTACCGTTGCGTTAGCAAGGTCAGAATGACAAGTTATGGTATCAATCAGGATATTCCTCTGCGAAGCAGTCAATGTAAAAGAGCAAGTGGCTGCCGCAGAAGCAGTGAAATAAGAAAACTGCTCTCCTGTATCAAATCTCATTTTATCCTCCTATAAGCGTGCCTCTCCTACCGCTAAAATTGAAATCGTGCAACCGGAACCTCCACCTAAATTCGTTATGTAGGCGTTTGAAACAGTCACTCCAGTAAAAGCAACTTGGAAATTGGAAGCCGTCATCACCGCTCCACCAGCAATTCCTGACTTTAAAGAAGCAAACAATTTAGGCGCAGAAATGAACGGAGGTGCCCAAGTTAAAAGAGCACTAGCCGACATCGTTCCAGCAGTCAAAGTTCCACCAATTACTTCCGTGCAACCAGCAGATTGTACATAATCACCAGCAATCATCGCCAACTGAGTTGGCTTGTCATTAAACAAAGTCATTTTATTTTCCCTCCTTGAGTTTTCTTTTGGCATCAGCCATATAAATAGCATCCTCTAATCTCATATACTGCATCCATTTAGAATTTCCACCTTTTAATGCCCCTAAAGCTCCTCCCTCTGAGGCATTAATAAAGTCTAAATCTTCACCGGACTGCATTGCTGCTATCTTATTTGCCTTAATGCCATTGTCCATAACATTCTTGAACCCTAAATACGCACCATTCGTACCAACCTGATTACCGAAGATATCAAAAATCGCCCCTTGAACTGAAGGAGGAGCAGGTTTTTCCGATTCAGTTCCGTCTGGGTTTTCTGTTACTACCGTTTTGTCAATCTTATAATCAAACGGATAGAACTTATTATCCAAGTTGAAACAGTAATCACTGCCTACGAATATAATCGTATTCGCCCTCATTACCCCTCTTGCGATTGAAAGCATTGCTCCCATCGCATGGCCTCCAACCTCAATCACAGACCCTTGCTTGTAGGGATTAACTAATCGGTCTAATTCCATTTTAATGAATTTACCGATATTAGTATCCGTTGGGTTAGCTGACTTAAAAAACTTAACCTTTCCAGGCCATTTCTTTAGTTGCTCCGCATTACAAGTCTGGTCTGCTAAAAGTGGGACATCTGACCAATCAGCTTTATCGAAGGCAAAATAGTCATCCCACATCTTCCCAGCGTCCAATACAACAGCAAAATCAGGCTTAATCTCAGCATCAGCAAGGTACATTAATGAGTGATGTGAGGAAATAATAGTGATATTCTTTTCTTTGGCTAGTTTTAGATATTCGATATTCTTTTCTAAACTAGGCCCAGCTCCGACTAATATCACTGGTTCATTAATAAGGTCGTTATAGTAGATTTTGATTGAATTATCACGATTGAAATAACCAAAGTTTTTTAGATTTTCTTTCGTATTATTAATCCAGTCATTCCTCCACGAGTAAAGAGTTATATCGTTGGAATTTTTATATTCTTTACTCCAAAACTCATTCTCTCCCTCATCGGGAACAATCTCTATTAACGGACGTCTATTTAATAAATTGTACATATTTCCTTAAACCCCTTTTTTAATTTGGAGGGAGTTTTTTTTCAGGGGAACTCCCTCCTAAAACCTTATTGCCTATAGCAAATTGATGAAACCAACAGTCTGAGAACCAGTCGCCGCAGTCAACGACTGTCCGACTAACGCCCAAGCTCCGATAGAACCTGAACCTAGTCCAGCACCCGAAATAGTATCCGAGAAATTCGTTGCTCCTGAACCACCGTTTACATACATTGCATCATACGGTTTCGCAGTAGAGAATGTGCTCGTAATCTGAATCGAAGTGTTCTTCCCATACTTCTGAATCCAACTCCATGCTCCAGAGGCAGTGGGCGCAACCAGAGAAACGCCAGCAGGTCTAACTCCGCCAGTACCAGACTGACAAACATAATTCAATGCAGTGCCAGTGTAATAAAGGAAAGCACCTACGGTACAAGTCCCCGAAATTCTGACAAACTCGTAAATCCTGTTGTCCTCAACGGCTTGTGCGTTATAAGGAATGTCAGTAGGTTGAGTAGAATACGAGACGCCTGAGGCTAATGAATCAGCTCCAGCCGGTTTGTTATAAAGACCAACTAATGGTAAATATCTCATTTTCTCTCACCTCCTTACGAAGTAATGCCAGTCATAACAGCCTGACGTCGACGAGCGTCAGTGATGAGGTTACCCATCCAGAAAATCTGACCCAATTCTGCGGCTTGATTGAGAGGTTCTTGGGGCTTTTTGTATCTCATATCTTCGTCAGAATGAGCAGCTAACCATAAATGGTTTTCATTAAGCATAAACAGGTAATTCGTAGTGCAAGCCTTATCTGAAACTACTGGAATACCGTTAAATGATAATGAAGTGAAACCTTGACTTGCCGCATCCGCATTTTGGTATCTTTGCAGCGGGGTAGCAATGTCATAATAGAAGCCTAGAATATCATCAGTCGTTACTACGATTGTCGGAGCATCCGGCCCATCCATTGCGTCTCTGTAAAGAGCATTCATGGCAGCCAGTGACAATTTGGTCGTAGTAGTATCTCTTTGTGCCGCCCAAGTGGCGAAGTCGTTAGAATCTAATCCGCCGCAGTCAGTAGTTGAGGCAGCAACAGTGGCAACCACTAATCCGTCAATGTCAGATGATGCAGCTTTGGTCGTCTGGAAAATACCAGTCGTAAGCTGTTTTTGCATCTTCTTTGAGGCATTTTGGGTCAGCATTGACACCATATTAACAATCTGGGTCTTTGAGCCTTTATTTTTAAGATAATCGCTACGGCTCCAGCCAACAGTGACATAGTATTGTCTCCAGTCATATTGGGCTAAAGTAGCGACATCATTTACAGCTGTATCCAAAAGCTCTAAGCCACTAAAGGAACCACCAGAAGTGAGTTCATCATACTCAATCGGGATGGCGATTTGGACGCCACCATCGAATGACTTCTGCCCTTTGCGTAGCCGAGATAACAAGTAATTTGAGTTAAAAATGTTCAGTTTTGTTACAACCCTAATGGGCGAGCGAGTTATCACTAACTCACTTCTATAAGATTTCCTTATAGCTCAGACTCTATCTTAACTGCTCATAACAGTTTTAGGCATATTAGTCGTTGAGGATAAATCTAGCATTGGCTTATTACCATTCATTTCTCTTAATTCGTTAAAAAGATTAAATTCGTGTAGAGTATAGGGATAAGAATATGGCTTACTTAGTCTAAAATCTACAAATTCTTTTAATTTCATGGCTCTGTCTATTTTAGTTCGTAGGTATTTAATAATTACATTTAAGAATCTTTGAACTCTTTTAGTGCCAGCAATTATCACAGACATTTGCTTTTTTGCCGGAGTTCCATCTTTTCTTTTTCCGCTATTATCTATTGATATATAATAAGCTAATCCATTTCTTGAAAGAATATCTGTTACTTCCTTCACAAACAATGGGTCAGTATTTTTAATAGCAGCCACGCAATTATAAACCATTCCTAAATCCCTTTCTCCTAACCAAACTTTTCTTCTTCTCTTCCTTCTTTGCCCAAGAATTGAAAACCAACCCTCACTTTCCCAGGCAGCCGCCAACCAATTCATATCTGCTAAATTTCTTTCCTGCTGATTTTCCATTTATCCATCCCTCCAGTTTTTACCTAATAAGTATGTTGGGCTTTAGGAGTTTCCAGCATATAGCCTAATTTTATATTGACTTTTTTGCAAAATCAATGGCCTTCGGAATGTACAGCTTCTCCGTAATGGATTGAAGCTGGTCTTGCATTTTTTTTCTCCTTTTTTAGGAGAGCATTTCCATTGCTACTTTTTCTAAATCCCTAGATGACGCTTTGCTTGGATTGAATTCTTTAGGCACTGAAATCGTCCCAGCTCCACTTACCCCTTGCCTTGTAGGCGAATTTAAGTTTTGCTGAATCTTTCTTTCAGTTTCCAGCTTTGTACTAGCCTTCATTCCTAATACTACTTTGTGGATTTCGTCTGCTGTTTTTCCCAAATCGAAATCACCTGTTTGTAGTGCTTTAGCGAGTAAAAGTTCTTCCATCGCTTGGTTATTAAACAACCCATCATATTTTGGGTCGCCTTTAACCCTTTCAATCCTATTTGCCGCATCTTTCTTGGAATTTTCGATAATCATGCCTTGGACAACTCTCTCTAATTGTTGTACTTTCGCATCTTTTGGGTCAATATCAGCAGGTTGCTCAGATAATGCGTTATATACTCTTTGAGCCTGTGTAGGGTTAGCTTTTAAATAATCGGCCATCTCCCTATAAGGCTTCAATTCGTCACGCATCTGTGCTAATTCTTGGGTTTTCCGAGTGTAATCGTCATTCATCATAAAGCCAGACTTCCATTGCTTTATCTGGTCTACCGTTACTTGCTCGCCACCAATATCGTAAACCTGCGCCGCAGAATCGCCACCACTAGGAGCCGAAACTTGGTCGGTTAAGCCGACTGTTTCTTGTCCCTGGCTTTGTTGTTCTACATTTTCCATTTTATCCCTCCATTTTATCCAATCTCCGAGTTCCCTTTCGGGATTATTCGGTTTCCCCCTTAAGCACCTCCTATTTTAAACTTGACTTGCAATTTCTTTCCAGATAGTAATAGGACTAACAGCAATATAGTTATTAACGGTTCCTGTTGCCCCATTCTCTATTTTAATTGTCAAATCACACGGATTTGTAGTTTGCCCCGTTGGAATATTAGCTAATGTTTCTACTAGCGTACCATCCACATAAAATTTAGCACCAGTCCCAGGAACAAAATCTATCTTAATCAATTTTGCGTATAAGCCAGAAAGTGTCGCCAATGTTCCAGAAGTGCGTAACTGAGAATCATAACAAATCCCTTTGAGCGTTAAATTATCTATTTTTACTCCTACCCCCTTTTCAGAAAGAGGAGGGGTAGTATCATCAGAAAAGAATATATTAGTAACACACTCTGAATCATCACCAGCTTTCATTATTGAAAATTTAATTATAAATCTTTTTGAAAAATCTATCCTTTGCCAATTAAACCCGTCAAATAAAAAGGCACATTCAACTACTAGTTTAGCCGAACTATTGGCATTAGTTCCAGTATAAAGGATAACATCAGATTGTCTTTTTGTAATCGAGCCAGTCCCTACTACGGTTTCAGTCCACCCATCCGCTGTTTCAATAAGAGGCATTAAAACTTCCTGCCCGCCAGTTAGAGGATATACTTCTCCGAATTTGTCTAAAAGAGCATTTCCCATTAATGACATATTAGTTTGCACTCCTTGCTAATTCTCTCCACCAACCGCCATCGAAAACTAGCGTGAGCGTATCCCCTGCCGTTGCGGCAAAATCAACAGCTCCAGCTAATTTAAACCCATAATAACTTGACCCAGCTGTTACTCCAGTTTTTACATTTGGATTGCTGTCAAACTGTAAAACTACTAACGAACCGTCTGTCCATCCAGTTCCTAGTATTCTTTGTACTTCTGTTGCGCCTGTAATATCGAAATAATTTCCAAGCCCTAAAGTAATATCATTTGCAGCCGTTACATCCGAACCTTGTGTTCCTAATTTTCTACCGTCAGAGTAAAAAGAACCATCTATGTCTATATAAGCTTTTTCGTCAGCCGTAGAAGCAAGTGAGTTTGCTACGCTGACTAATTTTGCTCCAGAGGTAGATAAAGTAAGATTTGCCCCAATAGTTATCCCTATGGCAGTGGCACCATCAGCAATGTCGCCAGCAACAAATATATTCTCTGTGTCATCTACTGGCCCAACAACGAAAGTGCCATAATCACCCTCATCCGACTGTAATGACACTCTAAAACTTGGCCTGACCGTGTTACCGTCCCACCCTCCACTAGAAAGAACGGCGAGAGTAATAACTTCCACAGCACCATCAGTATCCCATCCTGCGCTTTCAAACACTAGTGGCCTAGAATCAACTTCTGGGGTACCTACCGTTGCACTTTCTACTCTGGGGATATATACAGCCCCTCTCCTTCCAGTTCCATTTGGTAGACCTGGAGTTAAAACTATATCTCCACCATCATGGTTTCCTGGCCCCGTAGCATCTCCAGATGTAAGTAAAATCCTATTACCAGCAGTACTAGCATCGCTTGCTGGAACATATATTTTCCCACCACCACTATCTGGGTCTGTTGAGAAATTCAAGAAATCAGTAGCTGCACCGCCGCCATCGTCTTTTTGCATATTAATAGAGGCTTCTGTTCCAGTGCCAGTCTCAAAACCGTATACTAAATTTAAATAGCCTCCATCATTATCTCCACCACCAGAACTTCCTGCCCTGATAGTTAAAGATTTTCCAACACCAGTTTCTGTTTCAACACGAATTGCAACATCGTAATCAGTAAAAACTATATCTCCAGAATTAGACACCATAGCAGCATCATAACCAGTACCAACATAGCAACCTATTGCCGTGCTAGTGCCGCCAACACCATCAAAATCGATAGCTCCATAGGCTATATAAATAGCATCATTGTCATTATCATCGCCAGTTAACTGTGCTATATAAGCAATAGTTGCTTTTGTTGAACCAGTAGATAAAGGCAACATAACCGAAGAAATCCCAATGACATTATCTACATCTGCTCCCAACGTTGTTACTATTTGCACCGATGACGTGTCTGCTTGAGTTTGAGTTATTGTTCCATGAATTAAACCCTGTGTGCCACTGTTTATTGTTCCTCCAATGATGTTCAATCCAAAAGTTCTTACTTCTCCAGTTGTTTGCGTTATGTCAGGAAGTTGGATTCTAATTCCATCAAACTCAGTAATTCCAGCAAGAGTGTTTTGCTCTATCGCACCAGAAGAAACATAATGACCAAAATAATCATAGTTACCAGCACCAACATTTGTCACTGCTGGCATTTTTATATAAGTTCCGTACACTCCAAAACCGGTAGCTGTAAGATTGGTTTCAAAATCAAAATACACCCCCGTAAGCGGGTCATTTAAAGTTGTAGCATTTGAGAAGTCGCCATTAATCAATCTACCATTCACAAAACCACTATTTACATTAAAATCTAATAGAGCGAAATCTGATGTCCAAGGGGTGATAGTGATTTTCCCCAACTTACTAATAGAAACAACTTCCGTCCCAGCAGTCTTAAAAGAATAAGACCCTCTTTCGCCGGCACCACTTGAAGAGCCAGTGTCAAAAATAATATCCCCACCGTCACTATCTCCGCCGACCCCATCACCAGATTTTATGGTCAGTGTATTTCCAACACCAGAATCAGTAACAACTTCAATAGTTGGGTTGTAATTATAAAAAGAAATATCCCCAGAAAAGGCCGCTAGAGCATGGTCGTATCCAGTCCCCACGAAAAATCCAGTCATCTGGCTTGTTCCGCCATTCTTTAAGGCATCCAAGGCAGAAAAAGCATCATAATTTACAGCCGTATCATTGGCATTGCCAAATAATGCCGCAACATATGCTGTATAAGTGGCATCTGCGGCTCCTCCCGCAGAATAACCAACAAGAGCGGATGAAATTCCATTTATTCCACCAACATCGGCTCCTATTGTCGTTGTGATATTAACAGCCGACTCATTCGTTACCGTTTGGGTAATCGTTCCGTTTATCAGCCTTTGAATACCACTAGTAATATTCCCACCAGTGATAGAAATTCCATAGGAAGCAACCGTCCCTGTCGTTTGAATCGGGTCTGGCATGGTTATTTCTACTCCAAACCAAGTAGAAGTTCCTGCTAAAGTATTCTGGGTTAAAGCACCACCGGCGATAGTCAATCCATAACTTAGATATGTCCCCGCTCCAGTATTTATAGTATCTGGAGTGTCTACGACAAAGCCAGCCAGTAGAGCCTTGTTTGTAGCAGTTACATTCGATTGTAGGTCGAGCTTTACTCCAATTATGTTGCCTGAGAGAGTTGTTGGGCTACCAAAATCGGCATTAATAAGAGTTCCAGTCGTCCATTCCGTTTCTAGCCTAAAATCGTACAATGTTCCCGTTATAGTAGGTTCGTGTATAACGCCTTTCCTAAAAGTGTTCGTCCCTCCGAAATAGGAATTATCACCGTCTACATATATTCCCCATGCAGTACCACTAGTAACAGTTCCAGATACTATTCTTAACCCATACGAGTTTACGCTTCCAGTAGTCTGGGTGATATTGGGCATTTGAAAGTACGCCCCATACCAGGTTATTGTCCCAGCTAAAGTATTCTGCGTAAGACTAAATACATCATGAATATAATATCCAATATAAAAAGTGGAATCCGTAGTCGATTGAGTGAAGTTAGGAAATTCAACCTCGTAACCAATAATGTCTGCATCTGCTAACGGAGTTAAATTGGTGGAGAAATCTAAATTAATCCCACTAATATCACCTGTTAAAGTGGTGGCAGAAGCATAGTCTGCATTTATTATTGTCCCAGCAGTCCATTCTGTCTCCAACGCAATATCCAATATAATTCCAGTAGTAGTAGGAGAAATGGTTCCTCCTGTAAGTTTCAAATAACGGGCATCATATCCATATAGCTCATTTAGTTCTCTCCAAGGCGCAACAGAAAACATTGCGTTTGTAGAGTCAATAACCACAGAATAATCGCTCTTCATTTCAGTTCCAACTAATGTGTAGTTATAATTAGATGAAACTGCTTGGATGTAACTTTGTCCAAATAAATTCCAACCAGTAGTTAAGTTTGAAAAATTAAGAGTTGAACCACTCGCAATCTGCATTTCAGAATTTAATAATTCTATTCCATAATTAGATGTATCAGCAACGAATCCATCCAAATTAAACGTTCCCGACATCCTTAAGTACGAAAATTCTCTAGCAAATATACAAGCCAGTTTTGTCCCAAGAACAGATGATTGGGTAATGTTTGTCGTGGTTCCAGTAGAAAAGTTTGCAGTACTTCCGGCAGTCAAACCAATCCCATTATAGACATTTGTAATAGTTATGCTTTGTGCATTTACTAATAATGCCTTGCGAGACATTAGAATACCATCGCCATTAGCTATGTTATTCCCATCAATAGTTACCGTATCTCCCGATAATAGGAACACCGTAGACCCATTAAGCACATAAATTCCGAACTTATTGTTGAAAAAATTTACTGAAAATAGATTTACAACCGAACCCTCATCTATTTTAATTCCAGAATCACTAGTAGAGTTCTGTATTTTCATGCCGTCAATGTCCACAAAGGCATTATTAACATCAAAGACTGGGGTTGAAGCATTTGAAGCCTGGACGATTACATTGTTTGTAGTTGTCGTGTTTCCCTCAATCACTATTAAATAAGGAAAGTCTGTGATTTCTACATTTTCTGTGTATGTACCATCTGCAATATGAAGAGTTGCAGAATCCACCGCCCAAACATATTTTTTACATTCATCTACTGCATGCTGAATAGTTGCCCATGGATTACCGACAGAGCCATCCCCCGTAATGTCATTTCCCGTCGTAGCAATATAAAAGTCTAACGTTGCAACATAATGAACGGCATTTGGGTCTGTGCCACTCCCAGAACTTCCTCCGCCCGCATTCATTACAGAAATCTTGCTCATAATAAAGCTAATCCTTCTACTACGGTAGTTACTCCAGCCGATAATGCCCTAACGTAAAATGGGCCGGTGCTGGCTAAATCAATAGACATTTGAACATTTGGGTGAAGCGTATAATACGAACCACCATCGGACATTGTGTTGGTTCCTATCCAGATTGCTACTTTGTTTGTAGCTTCCCTAGTAGAGACAAGAATCGCTTTTGGAAGCTCCGAGAAACTTATTGCTTGAGCGTTACTTTGAGTCGCCGTCGCAATTCTTAATTCAACCGTAGTTCCACCTGCCACTACTCTTCCGTTCTCATCTACTTCTTGCCCTCTTGGAACTTTATTATAATCAATCATTATTTCTTCCTCTTAATCTTATCCTTGTAAGTATCATACATCCCAGCCATTCTTGACCTTTCAATATCCATGTCTTTGTATCTTCTTTCTACGCTAGTATTTCTAACATATTGGTTGCAATGCAACATCGGTGTTGACATCTGGGTTTGTGATAATTCAATAGTATCTAGCGAGCACTTATGCTCCTCGTTGTTGGCAAACATACAATCACTTTTGCAGATAACGTACGTCATTTCTTCCTCCCCATCATCTTCATGGCTTTTTTATCTACTTCATGCCAACTAGATGAGCCAGGATTTCCTTTGTTCATAGATGCGTAGAATACCTGTTTTCCCTTCTTCTTTCCGTACTCTTCCTCCATAGCCTTGCGAACCTTTTTCCCTTTCTTTGTTAATGGACTCATCTGGCACCTCCTAATAACATTCCGTTCCTTTGCTTCATAGCCTCAACTTGTAATTTAGTTTGGTTATCTTGAGTGTTCTTCTGTACATCTACTTGCATCTTCTGCTGTTCAGTCTGTTGCTGAGCTTGAACCGCCTGCATCTGAGATTGCATTGCCTGTTGTTGTTTTCTTTGCATTCTCTTGATAATCTCATCTCGATTTGGATAATCAGCCGCATCCAAGAGAGCCTCTTGGTCTATAACCCCAGCTTGGAATAAGGCAAAAGACTGTTCAAATGTAGCAACTTTAGATACCGAAACAGTAGAACTATCAGCAACAGTTAAATCCAATCCTCCCTTTATTTCAGCCATGTTTAGAATATACTGATATTTAGGAGTGCCTGTTCCTGGGACTGGCTGTCCTTGTTGGTCTTTCTGCTCACTTCCTTCTATTACTTCCATTCTAATCTCTTGTTTCATTCGCTCGGCCAACTGCTCATTTTCTTCCCTGAACACATAAACATATTCCTGCTGGTTTCCAGTAGAATTAAATATCCTCATGATTCTTGATTCTGTGTAATTCTTTAAAAACATCTCTAGCCACATCTTGCCTGTAAGTTTTATTGCGTAACCTAAATTACGAATCTTCTGTCTTATTCTCGTTTGATTAATCTCGTTCAAAGTAGCTAGGGAGCGTCCAGATGGTAAATCTCCGGACTGCGGAGGAGTGTATTCAACCGCACCTGCCGTAGTAGCAATCGCTTGCTCAATTTGCTGTGAGTAGCTGAAAATCTGCGGAGGGAGAGCCTGTGGTATTAACTCACTCACCGGATTGGGAATCTTGGTTTCGTAGACTGCATCGGAAGTAACAACAAAATTATCCACGTCTATTCCTGAGCCAGTTTGTACAAACTTGGTCGTGTAAACTCCTCTTCTCGTAGCATCGATAATCATTGCTTGGAGTTTATTTAATTCTTTCTGCCCTTCTTTGATTTGGACAATATCACTCTCTCCCCAGAATTCTCCAGGTTCGATGTAGTTCAATAACTCAACCATTCCAGGGAAATTATCAAAAGGAAAAGGCTTATCTTCTAGTACGATTCCATTACAAATAGTTATCTCTCTTCCTAAAGGATATACGGCCTCCTTTTTCTTCTTGCCATTTTTCTCCTCCTCTTTCATTGAACCGTCTTTCATAAAAACAGTCATTACTAAACAACGCTTAAAATCGCTCTCATCAATCGACGACCCCCCACCACTAGGCAAGTAATCTGTTTGGGAACCAGTAGTATCAGTTACTTGGGCATAGGCATCTCCCTGAACTCTGTTGGTATCTTTAGCCCTGTCCGGTATTCCTGAATCACCATACCCACCAGGTTTAACTCTCCAACCTTCTTTTGGGTAGTTTTGTCTTATCCACCCTAGAGATACCCATCTAGCCCAAATCACACCATCACCAAACTCCATTCTCTTTGTGTAAGCAAATGGGAACACTTCAAATGGGTCTACGACTTCGCAATCAACATCTCCCAATCCATTTGATAACTTGGGATTCCAGAATGGTCTTAAAAATCCTGTTCCTAGTTGTTTAGCGTGCATTACCGCCTCAGGGATTTTTAACTCCATATTCCGTTCATTCCATTTGGTTTCCATGATTCTCTCAAGTATCTTGGCCGCTGGTTCATCAGAAGGCTCCTCGGCTTGAACATAAATCTTCGGCTGACGGTCAGTCATGAAAGGTAGTTCTTTTTGAATTGTCGAGAATAGCCTATTAAAGAATATTGACGACTTCTCTTTAGGACGATTTTGCGCCCACTGAACACCTTTGTACCAACGAATATCATCTAGCCATCTTTCCTGTTTATCCCCTGAGTAGTAGTACTTCCACTTCTTCGCAGGGTCGAAAAGTTTGTTTTCTATGAACTTAACTATTTTTCGCTCTTCTTCGTTATATGTCGGCTCCATCTTATCTCCTCTTGAATTCGTTCTTTAGCTTTTTCTCTAATTCTGCCTCGTCTGCCTCACTTCTTACGGCCTTCCTCATTTTGATAGGTGTGATTTCTAAAGGCTCACCTTTACCCATTTTGTACCCCAAATAAACAGATAACAAAACTACAATCGGGATTATGATTAATTCCATCCCATTCTCCCCAGATACTGATAAGCCTCTTTGTTCACAGACTCCATCGCCTTATCCATTATCCTTTCGTTCTCCGCTCTTTTCCTAACAGGGTCAATATACTTCCGTTCATTACCCACTTCTTCGAGTCCTTTTTCCTTCATTAATTTCTTCCTGTGCTGACGACTTTTAACTACTTCTCCTAGACCAGCATCCCAATACTCTCCATGGAAATCTTGGATTATATTTATCGTCTCTTTACTCTGATGCCCTCCGCACAATGGACAATCCTCTCCCTGATAATACTTTGCACACTCCCCACAAATAGCACCTATTCTAACCATTCTTTGCCGCCTTTGCCGCACGAGCCTTAGCACATCTTTCAGCTGCGGTCATCTTATGTGACTCTGGCCGTAGCATCTCTTTAACCACTTTCTCTAATTTCTCCACCCTGTCCAATAAACAAAGAATCTGCGCTGACTGTTCTGCCGTCTGAAACCTAGCTTTTGCTTCCTGCCATTTACTCGTCATAAAACCCCCTTTGCGAATATAACGCAATCCCTACCCAATCCTAACCTAGCCATGCTTTCGTGCAAATTCTGCCTCATACTAAACGGAAGCGAACTCTCCAACTGAAACCTTTTTAAATGCACTTCCTTGCCCTTTTCCTCGTTGCCTATGTACTTGTCACCCATCAACTCAAAGAATTCCATAGGGAAAGTACAACTCGTCTTTACGGGCTTAAATTTGGCCTCTAATAAGGTTTTAGCTAATAATTCATAATTGAAGTAATTGCAGTGGTCAGGAGTAATCCAATACTCGCCTTTCTCATTACGAAGCAACTTCTGTAAAATGTTATTATCATTCGGCTCTTCAATCACTAGAATACCATTGGGTTTTAGTAAATCCCTCGCTTTAACTAACGCTTCTTTATACATTGGGTCATGAGAGAGAACTTGCTCAATATGAATTACGTCAAACAAATCATCTATTTCTGTATTCTGGAAGTAATCGTTAATAACCTCTAATCCTCGGCTTTTAGCAATTCCTGCTGCGTACTCTGACGGCTCCACTCCTAGGCACTCAGCACCATAACCTTGAAAGTATTTCAGTGCTCTTCCCAATCCGCAGCCAATATCCAATACCTTCCGCTTTTTAAAGAATTCTACATCTTGCAAGTCAGAGATAATCTGCCATCTGTCCTCGTACTTCATCTTCCAGAACTCAGGCAAGTATTCGTCAAAGTCCCTGTAATTGGGCTTAACCTCTTCGTAATAACCTGTCTTATAGTTAATATTCACTAGTCGTTATACCAATCCTTTGATTTATATTTCCCGACTTTCATCAGCTGATTCTTGTGTTCTTGCATATACCAGTTGGCAGGTTTAGGCTTCTTTGACGCAAGAGGACGAGAATTGGCGAAGTATTTAATGCAATCACAAATATGATTATCCTTATCTTCCATCTCTTCGGGCATATTCTTATTCCAATCAGGTTTGACTTTCTTCCATCTTAGATTCTGTATTTCTCGAATCGCATTTGTACAATTCTTGAAGATTTTAAGGCGACCATCTTTGAACCACTGGTTAGTCCTCATCACTCCAGCCACGTTATTATTCGCAGGAATTGGATAAACTTCTTCATCGTAGAACTCATCAATTACCGAAACCTGGATTTCGTTCTTCGTCCTATTCTTAGCCACGCATGAAGGGTCAATCCAGCAAGTGTAAGACTTGTCATACCCCATATCTTTAATCTTTTGTGCGTGGTAGCTGATTATCTTCTCACGCTCATAATGCTCATCAATTATATAATAATTGTCATCGTAGTCGATTGCAATCTTGATGCACGCAAATGGGTTACGGTAACCATAATCAATTACGAATTCTTTCTTCCACGCTTGAGGAATATCGAAAGGGTCAACGACGTGTTTGCTTTCTACGAATTCTGTAAACACCTGACCTTCAAAAGTACTCCAATCTCCATAAACATACCTTTTGACCCAATGGTCTGGGTAGTTCTTTACTAGGCTTTCCACATACCCACTTGGTAAATACGGATTCTCTAGGGTTGTAGCTTCGATGAAGAACAAGTCTTTATCATTTCCGGCATTATCCTTAAACTTCTTCTTCACCCAATTCGGCTCTGGATTACCCACTCCAAATGCAAACCTCACGCTAGGATTCCTTAATCTTCCTAAAAGCTGTAAGTAAATCTCTTCTTCTATTTCTTCCAACTGGTCAATACCAAACCAACCCAAGTTCATCGATAGTAGCTTCCGAGGGTCATCAAACGCCCTGAATAACATCTGTGCTCCATTGATGAAGTAAACCACATTCTCCTGCTTGTTGTACTGCGATATTAAATCTGGAGGGCAGACTTCAAAGAACGACCTCACAGTCGAATCCCTTAATTCTGGGTAGGTAGCCCTTCCAAGCATTCCCAGAGCTTCTGGGTACTTCAAGGCGAGTAATATGGCTCTCCAGCATAAGCTCTCGGTCTTTCCATTGCCAAATCCTCCGAATAACCCAGCTTGGAATGAGTCGGTAAGAATGAATTCGAGGTTCTTAGGCATCTTCTCGTACCTTGAAGAAAGGTCGATATTAATTTCCACTTAAAACACCTTTTTGGGGTGCGATGAAGTTAATAGCTATCGCATTTCCACCTAGTCCTGAAAGCTCATTTACTTGCATCGCTTTACCGAAATTTTGGTCTAGGATATACTTTGCTGCTTCAAACCTATTCTTACCTGAAAGTTCTTTTTGCATTACTTCGATGGCTTGTTCAATCATTCCTCGCTTCTTTAATTCTTCGAGCAAAGCAGCCTTCATTGGAGGACGACCGTTGGGATTTCCTGACTGACCTTTTTTAAACATTAATCCACCTTGTATTACAAGACTATCTAACCCTTAGTAATAATTGGAAATACTAGAAGTGTTTTTATTGGTTTATAGCGAAAAAACGTTTCTAATCTGGTCGATTTTGTTGTCACACTCTTCAAGTCGCTTTCTTATGTTATATCTGCTCATGTGGAAGGTTATGGCTAGTTTTCTTATGGGCGCAGAATATACGTTCCTGGCAATCCAGATGTGGGCGAGTTCTGAATCACCAAATAGCTTGTTAAAGAGCGTATTTACTATTTCCTGGTGGTTTTCTATTTGCTCTAGTTGTTCATCTGGTGGTGGGTAGTATAAATTCATCTACTTTCCTTTGGGCGTTTTTTATCGCTTCTTCGTAGGTTTCTCCAGTTTCTATAAAGTCTTTAAGGCGGTCTCTGTGTGATTTGGGGTTTTCTGGGAATACATACCTTTGGGCGACGAATTTAGTGTGTTTTGGTAGTAAATCCTCTTCTAGTGGAAGTCCCATAGCTAGTTTAATAGCAATTTTCCACCAGTCTATCCCATAGGCTAAAGGAATCATGTCGCTTGATAGCCTTCCTCCCCCTAGCCTAGGTGCGACTTCTATAACATAGACTAGGTTGTCTTTTATTAAAAGGTCAAGCTTTATGGCGCAACTTCTTAATTGGAGAATCTTGACTATCTTTGATACTAGCTCCAATACCTTTCTAGCGATTCTTGGGGGTATCTTGGAAGGTATCTGACAGCCATCTTCTAGTAAGTAAGGCTTCCATTTGAGCTTCTTATCGTAGTTCCTGTCCGCATTTGCGACCATAAACATCCCATTGTCTAGGACTAATACTTCTGTGGATAACTCCCAACCCTCCAGGTATTCTTGAATAATATCATACTTCTCATTCTTTAATTGTTCGGCGGTTTCTATGAGCTTTACCCCTACTGCCGCTGACTGGTTCTTAGGCTTAATTACTACTGGAAATTGTTCTATTGAGCCAAATGTGTTTGGGAATAGAATGTTATTTTCTAATAGCCAACTATTCCTTAGGCATTTGTCTGTAAGCATTTCTGCTGTTTCTTCTCCAATTCCCCTTAAGTTCAATTTATCCACAACTCTCCCAACACTTATCCCCATCTCCGTTGCAGGGGCTAAACACCCATCTATCCCGACCTTTTTGTTTAACTTTAAGGCTACTCTCTCTACTTCGTTAGGGTTCTTAATGTCTACACACTCGAATCCATCTAACAAGGGCTTCCCTGCGGCATCAGGATTACCATCGAATCCATAGACCCCAATCCCTAATTCCTTGCACTTCTCTATCGCCGGTATCTGCTGGACTCCAACACCCATTAGTAAAATGTTTAATTTATTCATCAATCACCTCTACCGCTACCATTAATTTCCTTCGAGAAGGAATCGAAGCAATTACAGGATATTGTGAAGAATCGCACAACAACGTCAATTTGCTTTCGTCCTCATAATCCCTCTGAACTCTCCATAACTGGCACTCAAATACTAATTCGCCCATTTGTGGATTTATGTCGTTCATTGTTTTCTATCACCGCCTTTAAGAATTTTGGGTCGTATCCCGCATCTTCACAACATTTAACTATCGCCATCGTATCCTTAGGCAAACAATGCCCACCCCACCCCTTACCTTCACAATACGTCCACCATTCTGTCATACGAGGGTCGAGCTTGAATACTCCTTCTCTAAAAGTATCGTAATCAACGCCAAATTTTTGGCAGATTTTATAGAATTCATTGCAAAAGGTTACCTTAGTGGATATGTAGAAGTTTTCCCCATATTTAATAATTTCCGCCGTCAAAGAATCTGTTTCCATAAATGTGACAGTTGGAGGATAAACAGTTTCAAACAGCTTTCTCACTTTTTTAGTAGCCTCTTTTTCTCCGCCTAATATGTGAAAATCTCTCTTTTTTATATCCCCTAGAGGCGCAGGATAAGGACTGCTCGAAGCCACATATTCAGGTGTGAATACACAATTCTTTCCTAGTTTTTCTGTTGTACCTGGTGGAATTGTAGAGCGAATGATAAATATGTCTGCGTCTATCCGGTTCACTACATCTTCAACAATAGAAGTATCACAGCTCCCATCTTCTTTAGACGGAGTAGGCACACAAACAAAGCAAAAATCATAAGATGCTTGGAGTATCTCATTCCATTCTCCATCGTGGTCTGTGCAATATAACTTTGGGTCATATACATTAGCGTCTCCAAATAATTTAGAAATCTCCCTTCCGACAAATCCATATCCAGCAATTAGTATTTTCATATAATCACCCCTAAGCATAAAATATGCAATCCTTGGTCTACCCATCCAATCCAGCCTGTTTTTTCTACATCCTTTGTCCTTAAACTCATATCAATTATAAAATGAGAAATGAGAATAAAAATAGCTTTCCATAGCGCATAAGTGTGAAGATAAAGAAGAGCTGAACTCACTACCCCTGCATAAATGAAGCAATGAGAAATCATATAACGAAGAACTATGCCTTTTTTCATTGCGTGCCTTTCCGGCTGCATCGCACTATCCCCTATAAAATGAGCAAATAATAACCAAATCATTACCAACTCCAATCCGTGCATTGGGAACAAAGTTCATTGAAATCGGAGTAATTACCAATTCTATGACGCTCCCTTGCATCTTTAATCTCTCCCCACGCTTCTTTTAGTGTCTTGGATTTTAGGATAGATTTACCTTCGGAGTCATGGCAGCATGCCGCTATCGACCCATCTGAATTAACCGTTAAAACAAACCAGAGCTGTTTACATGGAACTCTATTGTTTAATCTGGTTACTATTTCCTGATAAGGAAGATTTTTATCCCCTAGGTTCTGTGAGAATACCTCTAAATTCTTCACATATACCACATCGCAAAAGTCTTGAAATAAACGGATAAAATCATCTATTTGGTCTTTGGTTTCTGGAATATCTATAATTTGAATCCTTATCAAAGGACGAATTGTGTCTTTGTCTTTCCTCGCATTGAGTAGTTTCGATAGGTTATAAACAATTAAGTCAAAATCTGCCCCTTTTCTTAGCTTCTCATGCGTTTCCTTGAACCCATCAAGACTGACAATGATTTCATCTAATCCCGTCCCCACTACCGAAGTCATATCCTTCATTCCATTAGTAGATACATCGACATATGGAATTCCCTTTCCTTTGGCGTAAATAATCATTTCCCTTAAATCAGGATTAAGAAATGGCTCTCCTAGGCAATATAAAGACAAAGAATGAACCCTATTCTCAGCACACTCGTCCACTACCTTCTTAAACGTTTCCATGTCCATATTCTTTTGTGGACGAGTCATTACTTCTCTATTGCAGAACGAACATTTTAAATTACATAAACTAGATACTTCAATAATCACATGAAGTGGAAATGGAAGAATCTCGTTTGTTTTGTAGCTCTCCTCTGCTTTTACACGATTGTATTTCCTATAAGGATTATAACGAAAAGATTCTTTTTCTGGGTCTTTGTAGTAATTCGTCCCTTGCGTTCCCTTTTTAATTAACATCTTTTACCTCCGGAAGTATAATCAACTCTGTAATTAATGATTTGTCAGCCTTAAAAAAAGCAATAATATTTGAAACTAACATAGCTACTAGCTCTGGATGAATTGCACCCCTTTTTCTGTTGTCTACCTTAGCACCTTTCCAGAAATCAGTATCTATCGTTCCAGGGCTAATCGTAGATACCGAGAACTTCTCTCTTTGTTTTCTTCTGGCATAGTGAAGCAATCCAGATTTAGATGCCGTGTAATCATCATTTCCATAAGACTGGTATGCCGCATTTGAAAGAATAAATATAACATGACACGTGGGGTTTATCTTTAATGCTTCTTCTGATAGCTCTTTCGGTGAAATGTAGTTAAGAAAAAAAGAATTGTCCCACTTTCCAGCGTTTAATATTAAAACATCAGGCTTTATCTTTCTTATTAACTTGATAGCTTTTAACAGTCCCTTTTTACTATCCAAATCATACCCATTACTTCTTGATATGCTAGTTACATCCTCGTAGAATAGGAACTCTTTTATTTGCTTGCCAAGACCTTTCTCCCCTCCGGTTATCAATATTTTCACTTTATCAACTCCTTTATGACCAACATATCTTTTACTGAATCATCAATCGTGTTTTCTTCAAACCTTCCTCCTTTTTTTACTACCTCAATAACATACTTAAGTGCTTCAAATAAGTGGGATTGATGGTCATAGGCAAATGCGATTCTGTCTGATTCGTTGGCTGGACAAAAATAAATGTGATGCGCTCCAAAGTTATATACTAAATTACCTAACTCTCCGACAACTTCGATTCTTTTCTTGTAAACCTCATTGAGAATATTCGTATCGTGAAAAACCTCTATTCCTTTTTCAGACTCCCACATAAACACGCATCTGTCTTTTCTTATCATCTTAAATTTAATCTCTTCTGGGTCGCCAAATAAGAACCTAGATGTATTGATAATGTGGGAATCGTCGTAAATAATTCCGTCGTAATCTTCCCACTTGTACTGTGGGTGCAGTTTAGTAAATGAATAGGCATTTTCCATATTTACATACCTAATCTTACCTGCCCTGGGAAGCAGTTCTTTCAGCCTTTTTATGCCGTTTTCAAACCTGTAAGCATTGTTTACAAATACATCGCTTTTCAGCTCCTTAACTCTTACTCCCATTCCGTTCTCAATTAGAATCTCATACTCCGTAGGAAGAGTGCATAGAGGCTTCTCGATTACAATGTACTTGTAGCCCCAATCATTCAAGCAATGAAGCTGATGAAGATGTTCTTTCGTTGGCGTAGATACTATTACTAAGTCATACCTTCCATCATTACATCCAATATCCTGAAAGTTCTTATACTTCGCTCCATCTGTAAGAGGGTCGCAGATGTCTATGTCTGATATTCCCATTTCTATAAGGTTGTGAATATGCTTCTTTCCAATCGACCCATTACCAATTAAAAGTATTCTCATCTCTTCTTAAACACCTCTTTTATCGTTCTACCCTTTATTCTTATAGAATCCATTCTGTCTATAATGGAATTAAGTTTACAAGAAACATCTTTCATCATTTCTTCTGTCATAGAATAATTAAAGAAAATTGGCACCCCAAAGAATACTCCCTCTTTTATCATTTCTTGCCAGATTTTCTGTCTTACCAAATCATCGCATTCAAAAAACTGCCTCCAGGGATAGCCAACTAATTTGACGTGCTTATTATTCTTAATATTTAACTTTTCTCCCACCTTTTTAAGATGGTACGGAACATTATTCTGGACAATAAATCTAAGGGTTTCTATGGCCGCAGTAACACCAACTAGATTGCCCCCTTGTGTAGTAGAGAAAAACACTCCACCATCTCTCAACTCTTTCATGTACTTTTCTTTTCCGCAAAGAGCCGAAATTGCATATCCATTTGCCATGCCCTTAGAGATACAGGTCAAATCTGGATAAACACAAAAATAAGTCTGCGCTGAGAACCCTGGGTATCTTGGAAAAGAAACAACCTCATCGAATATAAGCAATGCTCCGTTTTTCGTGCAGATTTCCCTTAGAAATTCTAAATATCCATATTTCGGCTCACGAATCGTATGTGGTTCTACGATTACTGCCGCTATATCTTTTTTCATAAACGCCATCTCTACTGCCCTAAAGTCATTGTAGTCAATATCTACTATGGTTTCTTTGAGGCACTTTGGAACACCAGCATCTGCCTTAGTGCAAGCCATGAACACATCTTGTGCGCCATGATAAGAGAACGAAAGAACTTTTTCCTTTCCGGTAATAAAACGAGCCAACCTGACAGCTGCCGTCGTAACATCTGCACCATTATGAGCAAACCTACTCCTCTCAGCAGATGGAAGAATATCTGAAAGAATATTGGCCAATATTTCTTCTTTCTTGTGAGGGAGAGAAAATATCTGCCCTTCGCTCTTTATCGACCAGATTACTTTTTCATCGACTTCCTTAAATCTATGCCCTAGCGTTATCGCACCTAACGAACAGACAAAGTCTAAATACTCTAATCCATCATGGTCGTATATATAAGCACCAGAGCCAGAAACTATCTCATTTGGATAATGTTCTGGGTATCTATGCGGCTGTTTTGATGCCGTACAAGCAAGTCCGGCTACCTTACTGTTTATTTTGTTATTCGGCGTGCGGAGCTTAAAATATTTTCCTCTTTTCATAAATACCTCGCTATTTTACAAACTCTATCGAAATCTTCTTCCGTATCAACATCATACTTAATTCCAGTAAAGTCAAAATCTGTACCCATATCCAGCAAATCTTGACCTACGTTCCTCATAATAAGCGTTACGTGTTCTCTTTCCTCTTTTGTTATTGCTTTTTCGTTAGCCGCTTCTAATTTATCAAAACTAAACAATTCAACATCCCAGCCAGCGGGGATTCTTTTTTCATTGAAAGCGAGAGCAGAATATCCTGTTATTGAACGACGACCAAGCAGTCCATATATCATAAAAGGGTCGATTAAAGGACAATCTGCGGTTACTCTTAATATCCAATCAGCTTTATATTTAAGAGCGCAATCATAATACCTTTTAAGTACATCTTGAGATTCTCCTCTAAAAACTTTTATTCCTTTCGCATGACAGAATACCTCAATTTGGTCGTCCTCTTTATTAACTGTTGTTGCGACTACTATTTCATCAATTAATGGACAAATCTCATTAACCGCCTTTAAGCGATTTACAACTCTTTCTAAAATTGTCCTTGTTCCAATCTCCATTAAGCACTTACCTGGGAGCCTTTTCGACCCCATTCTTGCCTGAATAATCGCTACGGTTTTAGTTTGTTTTTTCATTGCATAATTCCTTTAGCTCTTTAGGAGAAAGAGCAAACCAATGGTCGGGGCAATCTATATCGTCATGGTCTAAGGTAAAATGGACTTCCATAATATCTGTGCGCTCTATGAAAGGCCATAATTTGTGGATTGAAATTCCATTAAAATGCTCTGCGCTACCATAGAAGTTCTTTAGAATAACTTCATATCCACCGAGTTCCTTGGTTGGGTATTTTGGAACACATAATAATTTTACTTCTGCATAGTTAGGATAATTCTCATAATCCCCACTCGCCCAAATCTCTAATCCATGTTTCTTTGCCTTTTTAATCAGTTTTAGGTTAAAATTTTGTGAGTAAGCTAATTTAATTTTCTTAATCCCACTTGCTACAATTAAGTCAATGGCTTCTTCGTCGAACACTGAAGCAAATATATCAACATCTTTAGAGCGAGCGTAATCAACTGTTTGAAACCATAAGTGTCTAGGAAATTCTATGTTTCCATTATCGTTTCCTTTGAATAATTGGAATTTGATTATGTCTAATCCCGCTTCCTTTGCGACATCAATCGCCTCTTGTATATACTCCCACTTTCCCATTGTACAACTTCCAATATCTCCTACAATTATCACAATAACCCCTCCTCTTTTAATAAACCTATAAACTCTCCGTATCCTATGGAATCGACCATATCAGAGTTCAACGATTCTGTAATATCCTCATACAACTTCTCGCCCGACCATGAGCCTATAATCTTAAAATCTTCTTCTCTTTTGAAGTATCTAAGGATAAACAGAGCCATATTGTAAACAGATATTGCTCTTAAGTCTTTAGGAATAATAATTGAGCCTTGTTTTCCTTTATCAATAGCAATCTTTACTAATTCTAATGCTTGTCTTTTAGTAACTAGGAATCTTTTCATTAATCCGTTTGTTATAGGCAGTGTTTTTCCTTCTTTTGCTAGTTTTATAAAATACGGAATTACCGCACCGGTAGAGCCGATAACATTCCCATATCTGACTACGCACATCGTTGGCTGAGCATTTCCAACCATTTTGGCTCTCTCCACGACCATTGATTCCATCACAGCCTTGGTCTTTCCGTAAAGATTGGTCGCTTTGACAGCTTTATCAGACGAGATAAAAATTGCCTTCTTTACTCCTACATTAAGACAAGCGTCCATAACGTTCATTGAGCCTATAATGTTTGTTTTTATGGCCTCCTGGGGATTATAATTTGCTATCTCCAAACGTTTAAGGGCTGCCGTGTGGATAACTAAATCTACATCTTTCAGGCACGAAAAAACCCTCTCCCTGTCCCTCACATCACAGATTAATGGACGAAACTGGTCTAGGTCGTAGGTAAAATTATTCCCCCTTATAATCTGAGCCAACTTGAACTCTGACCGACCTAAAAGTCTCAGGCTTTCCGGCTTGTAGTGTTCGATGATAAAAGGAATGAGTGCTTGTCCTAAAAATCCCGTTATCCCCGTGATTGCAATCGTCCTATATTTCATTTAATATCCTCTTGTATTCTTTTATTTTTTCTTCATACCAAGATAATTCTGGCTTGAAAATTTTCTTCTTTAAACAAGCTAGTTCTTCTATAATTTCTTCGCCATACAGCTGAAACATTTTCTGCGTGTAAGGGATTAGATTGCCCGAAAGGTGGTGATTACACCTCGTACATTGACAGTGTATGTTTCTTAAGTCAAAATCCAAGGCATCTCCATGAATAAAATGCCCTGCGTTCATCTCTTTCCAGGGCTTCTTAACCCCACAGGTAAAGCAAATGCCATTTTCTTTTTGTCTTATGTATTCACTTTGTAAATCCCACAAGGCATTATGCAATCTTCTGCGGCGACTTTTTTTACTTTTCATCAATAAACCTTTCCAGATTAGACAAATCTACCGCTGGAAAGTTAATATCTCCTAATTCATCGATTTTAACCTTTATGTCAGGGAGTTCTATTTTAACCGATTGGATTTCTTCCAAATCTTTTAAGAATTCTATAAATTTTGGATTGGGAATGTTCCCTTCTGGGGTCTCTATCTCCTGATTAATCTGCATACCCCTTCCAACTTTTTCCCCATATTTACCAACTAACTCGTTCTTTTTTTCATTATAGGTTTTTGTTTCACCATCAATAGACTTTACCATTCTCGACAACTTATAGGCCGTTTTTATCGGCAGACTTTCATTTAGTAGCTTTTTCAGGCTCGCACTCATATCTAATAATTCTTTTACTGTTAATTCCATACATTTCCTCCTGTTTTATTAATTACCCTTTTTTTGCTTCACCTCCCCTTCAATTGGTTCAAATTGGTCTTTCACTAAATCGGTGTTTCTGGTGCAAATATCGCACATACTGTCGTCCCAGCTTTCTCTACTCCCCCACCATTTACATTTTTCTTTAGGACATTCTTTCATTATTTCACTTCCACCAACTTGCAAATTTTCGCTTTCTTATTAACATTAGCAAACAGTTTCTTTATTTTTTTAGCATCTTTTATTGATACTGGTGAAACTTGACCAAATTCACGGAGTCCGCAAACAAACCCAAGATGACC